TTCAAAGAATCATTGACCATACACACTATGGGCTGTTACTTGATATGGGATTGGGCAAGACCGTTTCTACCTTAATCGCTATCGAGCAGCTAATGTATGATCAATTCGATATCAAGAAAGTGCTGCTTATCGCACCTAAGAAAGTAGCCGAATCGACTTGGGTACAAGAGGCTAACAAATGGAATGAAACAAGCTGTTTGAAGATAGCATCTGTGCTAGGTCCTGAAAAGGACCGCATCAAAGCCCTTCAAAGCGATTCTGATATTTATGTGATGAATCGTGAGAATGTGCAATGGCTGTATGAATATTATCGTAAGAAGACGTTCCCTTTTGACATGCTTGTTATCGATGAAAGTTCATCGTTTAAGAATCCGCAGGCCAAACGGTTTAAGGCTATGCGTAAGATGAGGCCTTTCTTCAAACGAGTAGTGATTCTAACAGGCACACCGGCACCGAATACATTAATGGATGTATGGGCGCAGATGTACTTGCTAGATGGCGGAAAACGATTAGGTAAGACCTTGACTGAATATCGTACTCGGTATTTTACACCAGATAAAACAAACGGGCATATCGTGTATAGCTACCGATTACTGCCCGGCGGCGATACCGCGATATTTGGTAAGATGCAAGATATCTGTATGAGTTTAAAAGCTAAAGATTACCTAACATTGCCAGAACGTATCGAAAATGTAATCACGGTAGAGATGAATCCCAAAGAATGGGCGCTTTACAAAGAAATGGAACGTGATCACGTTCTAAGCTTAGTAGATGAAGATGATGTAAGTGCACTCAATGCAGCATCCTTGGCCGGTAAATTATTACAACTGGCCAATGGGGCTATCTATACCGATGAAGGTGAAACAATTATCGTTCATAATGAAAAGGTGGAGAGGTTAAAAGAGTTAGTAGAAACGAATGAAGGTAAACCGATGTTAGTATTCTACAATTTCAAACATGACTTGCAAGCGATTAAAGAGGCCTTTCCAAAAGCTGTCGAATTAAAGACCGACGATGATGTAGCTGAGTGGAACAAAGGAAACATTCAAATGTTATTGGCACACCCCGCATCGGCTGGATACGGACTAAACCTTCAAGCTGGTGGCAACATCATTGTCTGGTATGGGCTAACGTGGAGCTTGGAGCAATATCAGCAAGCTAATGCAAGGCTACACAGGCAAGGCCAAACGCAACTGGTTATTATCCATCATCTAGTAACAAAAGGAACGATGGACGAGCAAGTGATGAAAGCATTAGAGCGGAAGGAAGTAGGGCAAGATGCCCTACTCGAAGCTATCAAATATCGTAAAGAGTTGTATAAGGAGTAAGTTATGCAAAAAAAAATGTAGAAAGTGCGGTACAAAGTTTACGGTGAAGACTTCGGAAGATTATTGTCCGGAGTGCATGGAAGTTATGACGCCTCCGCCAGCAGGCACTAAATTAGAAGTTAGGGAATGCGAAGGCTGCGGAGAGCCGTTTGAATATTTTAGAAAGCCACAGGGCCGACCGCGTAAATATTGCCCTGATTGTGCAATTAAATTCTGTCATAAATCCAAGAAGGAAGTTGAGGAGGAAGCAAAAATGACTACAGTAGACAGTAACAAGACAGAAGATAGACAGAAGATAGACAGTAAAGAGACAGAAGATAGACAGAAGGAAGACAGTAAAAAGTTAACTGTTTATGTACCAACTGTTGAAGATAAGGATAAACTGTATGGCAATATTAAGCACGATGCCGTAAACCATCCATCGCATTATACAAGAGGTAAGATTGAGGTGATTGATTTTATCGAAGATCAACAACTGCCGTATCATCTTGGTAATGTCATCAAGTACATCGCACGCGCAGGGTACAAGGGTGATAAACTCGAAGACCTAAAAAAAGCAAGGTGGTATCTGGATAGATATATCAATGAGGTGATGGGGAATGGAACACTTTAAACAAGGTGATTGCGTATTAGTATCAAATGATAACAAACATTGGTTTCATAGACATTTCTTTTGTGTAGATGATGGATACATGGGGACCGGCAAAGCGATTGTCTACGCGGACGGCAAAAGTCCGTGGACAGTAAGTCGTAAGCACGAAGACCAGTATAAGCTATATGAAAGGTGGAACTACTGTAAGGGGGCAGATGAATGACTGACAAAGAATACATGCTTCAGATATTACGAATTGATGACCGCATAGATTCAATTAAGCGTGATATTGAGGCACAGATAGAACGTAAGGCGGACGCGTTGTCCGCCACGGACTACAGCAAGGATAGGGTATCGGGCGGGCATTGCGGCGATTTATCCGATATAGTAGCTGGTATCGAGCAATGTGTTGAATTGCAACGAAAGGAAATAGAACGGTTAAAAGCCATTAAAGCAGAAGTACGAAGCGTGATTAGTCAAGTGCGTCCAAACGAATTGGCTATGCTACTAACAGAACGATACGCGCAAGGTAAAAACTGGAAGGAAGTAGCGGATATTTTAGGCTACAGCGAAGCTAGGGTGCGAGGAGAATTACACGACCGGGCACTAACTGAAGTAGGGATCATTCGTTCTATGATGTAAAAGTCGATACATCTCAGTACAAAACGATACAAAACGATACATCGACATGTGGTATACTGTAGGTGTGAAAGTTGGGAAACTTCACAGGAAGTGAATAAGCAAAGGACGCCAAGTACATTTGGCGTCCTTTTACGTTATGTGGGTTTAATCAATATCATCATAGGGGGTACCAACTCTTTAGGCAAATGTGATCCATCAAAATTATTCGGGGCTATCAAAAAAAATTCGCGACGTTTCATAATAATGTTTCTCCTAACAAAAGATACTTAAACTACACAACCAAAAACAATCCTACATACTTAACTATAACGACTCCCCCTATGGTGATATTGATTAAGCCTGCATCCAATAGAATTAATGAACATTAACTATACTTTAACTGCCGGTAGAAAGGAGTGAATAGCATGCCAGATATTACGTGTCATGTTAAAGATTGTTTACACAACAAACATAATAAGTGTACTGCCAATGCTATTATCCTTGGCAGTAAAGGTAATTGTAAAGCCAAAGCTTTTGCTAAAGATATGATGAAACATTCACGCAAACAGCACTGGCGAGGGGGCATGTATGGGGGCTAGGGCCTCAGCCTCAATAGGAGGCCTATAAGGTACTCCAAATGAAAAATATTTGCGTGGGTCATCCGAACCCCGCGGAATTGCTAGTTAATGATTTTTTCGAACTGCTGTTCGGCTTCAAAATCGGTCAATTTTTGAAAGGAGGA